AATCCGGGCTCGGCGACCAGCTCTGGGTCGCCGGCTACGACCTGGGCGACGACATCGGCTCGGGTAGCCTGGGCGGCGGCCCGGCCGCGCTGGAGGTCACCGGCATCACCAAGAGCGCCTTCGAGCGGATCGGTGGCCGCCGCGACGGCCGGTTCGAGCTCAGCGTGTTCTTTAACGACGCCACCGACCGCGCCCACGAGCGCCTGTCGGCCCTGCCGACCGCCGACGTGCTGCTGGCCTATCTGCGGGGGACGACCCTCGGCAACCCGGCCGCATGCCTGAACGCCAAGCAGGTCAACTACGACCCCAAGCGGGCCCAGGACGGCGCGCTGCTGATCGACGTGGAAGCCCAAGCCAACCAGTACGGGCTGGAGTGGGGCGAGCAGCTCACCGCCGGCAAGCGCACCGACACCGGCGCGACCAACGGCTCCTCGGTGGACGGCGCGGCCGCGAGCAGCTTCGGCCTCCAGGCGTACCTGCACGTGTTCTCCTTCACCGGCACCGACGTGACCATCAAGCTCCAGGAGTCCAGCGACGACGGCGGCGGTGACGCCTTCGCGGACGTGACCGGCGGCGGCTTCACCCAGGTCACCTCGGGGCCGACCAGCGAACGCATCCAGACCGCCCGCGACCTGGCCGTCGAGCGCTACCTGCGGGTCGTCACCACCACCTCGGCCGGGTTCTCCAACCTCGTCTTCGGGGTGGTCGTGGCCCGCAACGCAACCTCGGTGGTCTTCTGATGGCCGAGCGTCCCCTGAACCGGATCAAGCCGGCGGGCCCGGTCCAGGCCTACCAGACCTACCAGGCCGCCGCTCCCCACGACCAGACCGTGCTGGCCGCCTGCCGCACGGTCGGCTGCGGTGCGTACCTGCACGGCTGGGACACCGTCGTCGACGAGCAGACCGACCTGGGCCGCCGGCAGGCCGCCTACATCCGCCAGCAGTCCGGCCGCAGCTTCAAGGAGCTGCGCTCCGAGGGTGGGCTGACCGTGTTCCGGTTCGACGCCTACCAGCGCTGCTTCGCCGACCACCGCACCCGCCCGGCCCGGTGGCTGGTCCGCGGGGGCGACTGGCGCGCCAGCACGGGGCTGGTCCGCGAGCACACCCGCCCCGACGACTGGGTTGAGGACTTCGCCGAGCATCAGGACCGCCTGGCCGACCGGCTCAGGCAAGGATAGGAGGAAGCGCAGATGGCCCTAACGCTGCCGGTTCGCTCGGCGGGTGATCCACCCGCCCGGGTCGAGCCGGCGTGCGTTCTGCTCGGCCCTGGTGAGCCATCGACAGTTGCCCGGCTCGTAGTTGCCCGCCGGGTCTCTCCGGTCGATGGAGTGGTCGAGGCTGGGCCGCTCGCCCATGTCGGCCAGGAAGTTCTCGAAGTCCTGCCACCGCTCGCAGACGGTGATGCCCCGGCCACCGTAGTAGCGGAAGGATGCGTTTCGCGGGTCACGGCACCGCTCATGCATCGAGGTCCAGCTCTTGTAGGTCGGTGTGTGCGACCAGCCGTGCTTGTAGGACGACGCCTTCGCCCCGGTGTAGGACGCCAGCCGCGCCTTCGTCTCCGGCGAGTGAGTCTTCCCCTTCATGCCGTGGGCGACGCGCCCGTTGTGGCCGGAGCGGTACTTGCTCACCCGGTTCCGTCGCTCGTCGACGGCCGCCAGTTCTCCGCACCCGCAAGCGCAGGGCTGCGGTGTCAGCTCTCGTCTCATGGACGAGATTCTAGCACTCGGATGGACTCCCGCGTACCCGCTGGTCGGGACGCCCTACAAGGAGGGCAGTAGCCATAGCGAAGGAAAGTGGCCTCGGCTGGTCGACGCTGACCGTGGACAGCTCGGCCGGGAACGACAACAACGACATCGCCAACGACGTCACCAACTTCGAGTTCGCGACCCCCCGCGGGGTCCAGGACATCACCGGGGTCGACAAGAGCGCGATGGAGCGGCTGCTGCTGCTGGCCGACTTCTCGATCGACCTGAATGGCGTCTTCAACGACGCCGCCAGCAAGAGCCACGCGACCTTCAAGACGGTCCCGTCGACCTCGGTCACCCGCACGGTCGCGCTCGGGGTGTCCGGCCAGACCCTCTCCACCGAGTGCCTGTTCACCGACTACGCGCTCACCCGCGCCAACGACGGCGGCTTCACCTGGAAGGCGCCCGGGGTCCTGGCCGACGGCGCCGTCCCAACCTGGTCGTAGTTGTCAGCCGCCCACTGGGAAGGAGGCCCTGTGGCCACATTCGAACCGGTCCAGATCGACGGCGACCCCGTCGAGGACGAACGCGAGGTGTTCTTCATCCTCGACGGGGTCGAGTACACGATCCCCAAGCGCATCAAGCCAGCGACGACCCTCAGACTCCTCGACCTCGCCGCCAGCCAGGGCGAAGCGGCCGCGTCAGGGTGGCTCATCCGCGACCTGCTCGGCGACGACGCCGTCGACGCCTTGCAGGAGTCCGACTCGGTCACCGACGAGCAGATGGCCACGTTGTGGGGCTACATCGAGAAGAAGGTCCTCGCCGCCCGGCGGGCGCAACTGGGAAATGGCCGGGGCGGGTCGAGGAGGTAGCCTGGATTGCCCGCTTCCTCGACGACCTCGACGCCGACTTCCGAGCCTTCTACCGCATCGACGGGATCGGCGACGGCCAGTTCGGCGACCTGGACGCGGCCCGGTTCGTGGCCCTGTGCGAGCGGACCCTCGCGTTTCCTGGCGCCATGCGGGCCGTGGCCGAGGCCTACGCCGACGACCAGGCTGACGAGCTGCCTGCCGACCTGCCCGACGAGGACCTGGTCGACGAGGTCGAACCGCAGCAGCTCGACGACCTCGCCCTTCCGATGGAGGTGAGGGTCTGATGGTCCTGGTCATCATGGCGCCGGGGTGGCAGACCCACGCGAGGGAGCACGCCCGCAGCCTGGCCGTCGACATGGCCCAGGAGATCGCCAACGACGCCCGCGACAACATCGTCAACGACGGCCTGGTCGACACCAACGACCTGCTCGACAGCGTCCGGCAGCAGGGCCGGCGGGTCTATGTCGGCACCGACCACTGGGCGGCGCTGGAGTACGGCAGCCGCGCTCATGTCATCCGGCCGCGGATCAAGCGGGCCCTGTGGTGGGATGAGCTGTCGCACCCGATCAGCCACGCCAACCATCCCGGCAACCGCGAGTACGCCTTCATGCGGCTCGCGCTCTACAGGAAGCGGGGCTGACCGGTGGCCTTCAAGATCGCGGACGGGTACGTGGAGGTCCATGCCCGCCTCGACGCAAATTCGTTCCGTCGGGTCTCCCGCGATGTGGTCGAACATGAGGCCGGCCGCTCCGGCGACCGCGCCGGCCACCGCTTCACTAACGCATTCGACCGGTCGGTGCGTCGGGACCGCGGCCGGCTCCGCCGGCTGTTCGGCGACCTGTTCACCCCCGACAAGGAAGCGATGTCGGGGTTGCTGCATCCGCTGGAGACGCTGCTGTCCACCCCGATCGTCGGCGCGCTCGGCGTTAGTATCGGCGCTGCTGTGCTGGAGGTAGTTGCAACAGCGGTCACTTCCGGAATCCTGCTTGGCATCGGCGGTGCTGTGGTCGCCGGCGCCGGCGCGATTCTGGCCAAGAAGCTCAAGCCGTCGTTCCAGCGGGCGAAGAACACGATCGTCGAAACACTCCAGGAAGCGGCCGCGCCGCTACAAGGCACCTTCACCCAGGCGTTTCGCGATATCGCCCTGATGGTGAAAAACCTTGAGCCTGAGCTAAAGAAGCTGTTCAAGGCGGCTGAACCGATTATTCCGCTGCTGGTCGACATTTTCGGCGACTTCGCGAAAGAGCTGGTTCCGGCCATCGTTGACAACATGCCGGCCATCGTCGAGCTATTCCAAACGCTGTCCGACCGGGCCCCGGAAATTGCCGATGCGATTACGCGGATGCTTGACAAGATGTCCGAGAAAGACACCATCACGGCATTTAACCACCTGCTGTCGTTGACGATCATCACCATTGATCTGCTCACCGCAACACTGGGCTTCCTGGTTACGTCGTTCAATCAGGACGTGGAGGACTTCAAGCACGGCGGCCAGCTCATAAAAGACGTTTTCGCAAATGTCGCCGAGTTCATGATCAGATTTGAGCGGTCATCGCTCGAAATCGTCGGGACCATGATCGAGGGCATCCTGCGGCTGTTCTCAAAGCTGCCCGGCCCGATGGGAGCGCCGTTCCGGTCGGCGCTGGCATCGGTCATCCGGGCCCGAGCGGGCATCAACAAGCAACTCGACGCGCTCCAGCAGCGGATCTACCGCCTACGGGGCACAAGCATCGAGATCACCACCTACTACCGTGAGGTCGTCCTCCGCAACCCGGGATCTGGAGCGTTCGCTTCCGCCCGGGAGCAACCACGCGCGACAGGCGGGATCGTGGGGGCACAGGCAGGCGGAATCATGGGCGGCCGGGGGATGGCATCAGGTGGCCTCTCTGGTTTCAGCCGCGTGCTTGTCGGCGAGCAGGGCCCCGAGCTCGTCAACCTCCCCGTCGGCAGCAAGGTCACCCCGGCCGGGCAGACCCGCGCGCAGCTCGAGCACGCCGCCGGCGGTGGAGGTGGGCGGCTGGTCCTGGAGGTCCGCTCCGGTGGCAGCCGCATGGACGACCTGCTGGTCGAGATCATGCGCAAGGCGATTCGGGCCCGTGGCGGCGACGTGCAGGCGGTCCTGGGCACATGACCAGCCATCCACCCTCCGGCCGTCCTAGAGGCCTTCTCGGCCCGGCAACGGCCACTTTTGCGGGGTGGGCCTGGTGACGTTCCCCACGACCCCGGTCGGGTTGACCGTCGAGCTGGACGCGCTCGCCGGGGTCCTGCTGACCGAGGACTTCGAGGGTGCCACCCCGACCGACAACTTCGACGCGACCTCAGCCGTCGTCCCGACCGTCCAGGCCGGCTCGCTCCGCAACGGCACGATGGGCGTCGAGCTGGCCCCGGCCGCGAGCACCTCGTACCTGCGCTGGCGGGAGCGGCTGTGGCGCGACGGCGCGGCCAGCTACCCCTACTGGTCGGTCCGGTTCTACGTGCGGCTGCCGAGCCTGCCGTCGGCGCCGCCGCCGTCGATCTTCGCCTGCATCACCGTCGCCGGTGTCGACGACTTCACCTTCTTCTACAACACGACCACCGGGCTCTGGAAGTGGGACCTGGACCAGAACGACGCCGCCTCGGGTCCGGAGGTCGTCGCTGACCAGTGGTACCTGGTCGAGGCCAAGGGCTCCTATGCGAGCGACACCTGGACCGCTGACGTGCGGATCAACGGCATCGAGTACGACCGGATCACCACCATCGGCAACGGCGCCGAGGTCGTCCATAACGGCCTGTGGGGCACCAGCGGGACCGCCCAGACGTGGACGGCTGACCTGGACGACTTCGCGATGGCGGTCAGCGACTACCCGCTCGGCTTCCTGGGCCCCCCGACCGGCACGAGGGTCTGGAGCGACATCACCGCCCTGGTCTATGGCCGCGACGACCTGACCATCCGCCGGGGCCGTTCCGATGAGGCGACCGAGGTCGACCCGTCGGTGTGCACCCTCACCGCCAACAACCGCTCGGGGGACCTGTCGGCCCGCAACCCCGTCGGCGCCTTCTACGGCCAACTCGGCCGCAACACCCCCATGCGGGTCCGCCTCGACGACACCCTGCCCAAGTACCTGCTGCTCGGCGGCGCCTACGGCTCGAACGCGAGCGCGAGCCCACCGCAGACCGAGGCCGGCACCGACGACTCGGCCGCGCTGTCGGTCACCGGCGACA